GCGTGCGGGCGGCTTCGATGCCGGCCTGCAAGAAACCCCGAATCATGTCCTGGGCCTCCTGCGCGGTGGGGAGCGCGAGCGTGTGCTCGACTTTTCTGGACTGGCCGATCCCCTTGACTCGGGCGATCTTGTCGTCCAGCATGCCAACCGCCGCAACCAGCGCCGAAAGCGTGGTCTTGGGGTCGTCAATCTTCTCGCGCATCTTCGTCAGAGCGCGATAGCGGACATCCTCGGCCTCGACGTAGAAATCGTCGATGGCCGCTGTGATGGCCTCGGTGTCGGGTGGGCCTGTCTTCTCCCACTCGACCTTCCAGCGGCGGATGGTACTCTCGGGAACGCCCGTGTCGCGGACAGTCCGCTTGATGTTCCCGTCGTTGGCGGTGAGGGCCACGAACACCTGAGCCTTGTCTGACTCGGTGAACTTGGCCCTACCCGCCATTCTTCGCCGCTGCTTTCTGCTGCATGCCCGCCTGATGCTTCTCCTCGGCGTGTCGCATCTTCTGCGCGTGTTGCGCGTGCGCGTGCTGCACCTTCTGGATCGCAGCCGCCTGGGAGAGCTGGGCCTGCTCGACCGCAGCCTGCGCATCTTGGTGCGCCTGCTGCTGATCCTGCCAGTGGAGTTCCTCCTGGTGGATCGCGTCGATCAACTGCATGGGCATGTTGCCGCTAGGTGAGACCTGCTCCTTGTCCAAGTCCTCGCGCACATAGGTTTCGAGCGGAGGCTGGGTGAGGTTCTGCGGGCTCGCGTCGAGCACACCCGAGCGGTTGAGGATCTCGGCGGCGGTCGAAGGATCGACCGTTCCGGCGAGATGCAGGCTGGTGCGAACGGCCTGCGGCTCGGGCAGCACCGGCAGCGAGCGCCAGGTCTGCAAGGTCTGGATGAAGTGCTGGATGAAATCGTCCTGGATGTTCAGGGGCAGGCCCTCGAACTCCGGTGACTTCATAAACAGCGAGTGTGTCTCCAGGTGCTGTTGGAAGTTCTCGAACGCCAGCGGTTTGAGGCCTGCGTCGTGGACGATCTGCTGCGGGTCGCCGTCCTGGGGCTGCAAGGGCTGGCCCGTCTGCGGGTTGAGTCCCTGCATGACGGCGCGCGTAGCCTCCTGCTGGGCGATGGCGTTGATCGGCTGGCCGTTGAGGAGCTTCTCATGCTCGCGGTAGGCCTGATCCTCGTCAGAGGCCATCATCGCGGAGATTCCCTTGAGATCCCCGAGGTCGAGATACTTCGCGGCCTGATCGGGGCGCATGACCTGCATGCTGACGAGCTGCTCGATTCGAGCCATGCGGCCGGCGCGCGTGCGCGGGAGGCCGGAACCTGCTTCGGCGTGGAAGTTGAACGCACCCTTGATGTCGGCGTTCAGGAATTGCCGGGCCTGCACCGAACCGCCCTCGCCGTACACCTTGAGCAAACGGGGCTCGCTGTAGTACTGCTGCGCCAGCGCGACCATGAGATGGCCCGCGAGCGCGAGCGCCTCCTCCATGCGCTGGATCGTCGGCGCCACCTGATCGACCGCGGCCTCCTGGAGGAGGTCGATGGCGACCCCGGCCTCGACATTCGGCGGCACATCCCCGCGCGTGATCGCCTGGAGGTTGAACAGGCGGTCAATCCGCATCTGGATCTCCTGAAGGTGCTCGAAGACGTAGGGCGGAAGCGAGGGCATGTCGCGCCACTGGGGGACGATGCCGTTGACCGGGTTGAACTCGAACACCGCGCCGGGCTCGTTCGTCAGGCGCTGCGAAAGCGATCCGATCGGTGCGAGCATCTGCGGCTTGAGGGTCAGGTTCTTGTGCTCAACGACCTGGCTAAGCGTCCGGTTCAACTCCTTCTGGAGTGGCCGGGCGTGCGTGACCAAGGCCTCATCGTGCAGGGTGCCCGGCGTCTCGACGCCAGGGAACTTGACGAGCGGGAGGTCGTTGGTCGGGAACGTCCACGGGCCATCCTCCAGGATCTTGTCCGGCCCTTCGGTGAACCAGACGATCCGGCCCTTCGGCATCGTGGCGTTGGGCTTGAAGTAGCCGCAGTAGACGTTGCGTACGGTCGGTTCGGTCTTGTCCTCGGCGGACGTGAACGGCATGGCGATGTCCGGGTCGGCCGGCACAGCGTCGGGTCGCAACCGCACTCCCCAGCGCGCCTCGATCTCGTCGGGCGACATAGGCATGCGGATGAAGACCCACTGGGCATCCTCGAAGTTCTGGACGGTCGGATCTTCATAGACCGAGAACGGGCTCAGGACATCGACGCGAACCTCGCCCATCGGGACAGTCTTCTCAAGCATCCCGAGGATCTGCTGCGCCTGCTGCGGCGCCTGCTGCGCGAGCTGTTGCTTGAACATATCAGCCAGGTACGGATTGGTGATGGGCTGGCCGCTATGCGGATCGAGTAGGAACGTCGCGGACTTGCCGGCAAAAGCGTCCCAGGTGATCCGCCAGTAGGCCTTGCCGCCGATCAGCGTCCAGACGAGTGCCTGCTGAAGTTTCGACTTCATGCTGAACTCTCTCCACCAGTGCTCGTAGAGATCCTCCGCCATCTGTGCCGCCTTGATATCCCGGTCGGAGCCCGAGTCGGGCGTGGCCGTGATGACGGGCTTGGTCTTGGTGAGCTGCGCGGCGTAGGCCTGGCAGCCCGGCAGGATCTGGTTCGAGGCGAGCCGGATGCGGTAGCGAGGCTTGTCCCCGTCGTCCGTGGGCAGCGATTCGATCCGGCCCGAGAAGCGGTTGTAGAAGACCCACTGGTTGCCCTTGAAGAAGGCGAGATTGAGCTTCCACTCGCGCTCCAGACGCTGCCGGGAGCGCTTGATGACCTTCAGCTTCTTGACGAGATCCGAGGCGGACTTGAGCTGCTTGATGCTCCAGAGGTCAGCGACAGGCTGGGGGTTCGGAGCACTACGAGAGTCCTCGGTGTCCAAGACACCGGAGCCGAATCCGGCCAATCGTCACCCCCTCTTAGGAGCAGTAGTTGATATATGGCGGCGTAGTCGTGCGTTGCGACGTCGTACCAATCGTTTGCCACTGGTAGTACGGTGGCCACGGCCGATATGGGTATGGCTGCGGTGGATGCCCGCAACCCAGGCAGCGCCCACAACGGGGACAGTGCGACGGTGGAATGACAGAATGCCATGCGAACGTGCATCCCCCACCGGCACAGGAATCGGTTTTAGTGTCCACTGATCTCCGTGTTCGCGTAGCCGAGGGCTTCGAGAACCTCGGGGAGCTGATCCGCCGTGATCCGGCCGGATTCGAGCATGTCCCGAACGTCCTCCTCATCCTCGCTCATGTACGGGGCCTCGCCCATCGTGATGGGTTGAAGGCCACTTGGGTTCTTCGGCTCCGGGCGGTTGCGCGGGGCCATGTGAAGCTGCGTGCGCAGGTAGTCGATCTCGTCAGCGAGAATCGTGATCTGGCGATCCTTCTCTGCGAGCAACCGCTCCCACAGATCCTCTCGGGACTTACGACGCAGCATCGACAAGCTCCCGAAGGTGCGTCCAGTCGTCGTCCGTCATCTCCTCTGCGAGCCAGATGCCGAACTGCTTGCCGTAGGGCGCGAGGTCATAGTTGCGCAGCGGATAGTCGTGGTAGCAGCCGACCACTGGCCAAGTGTAGGGCCAGCCATCGTGTTTGGCCTGCCAGACGAGCTGCGCCGGAGTGTGGCTCGGATCTTCGTTCTGGTAGGCCTCGACCATGACCACATTGATGCCCGCGTTCAGAAACGGATCGGCCGGAGCCCACCCGCCCTGTGTCGCTACGAGTGCGCGATTATCGAAGGCGGCAGGCAGATACTGGAGCGCTATCGCCACCTGATCCGGCGACTCGGCCTGCGCGATGACGCCCGAGCCGGCGCCCCATTGCGGGGCGATGCCGGGCTCAGTGATCCGGGCAACTGTCCACGGGCCGGAGCGCGCCTGTCCCGCATCCCAGGCCGTGAAGACGATGGGGCCGGTGAGTGTGAACGAGGGCTTCGGCGGCAGGGGCGGCGGCTGCCGGCGATGCTTGTCCGTCCAGCGCTTGGCGGCGACCCAGGCCCAGGCCGGGATGTCGGCGGGCGCATCGGCCGGACGTGGCCCCTTCTTGTTGCGCAGCCGCCAGGCGAGCCAGTGCCAGAACCAGCTAGGAAGCTGGCTCATCCACTGTCACAGGCTTGGGCACGCGAACAGCGCGGGTGGCAGGCTTGGTCGCCTTAGCAAGCAGTTCCTTGAGTGTCTCGACGTGGACGGCCTCAAGTTGCTGGACGCGCAACTCCGACTCAATCAGACGGGAGGCGGCCTCCTCTACAGCGCCACGCGCGGCATCCAACTCCGAGCCATCGACCAGGCCGATAGCCTTGCCGAACTCGCGCGCGCAGGACTCGCAGATGTACTTGCGGCCGGTGAGTTTGGTCGGGACATGCGTGATGAAGCTGCGGCCGGTGTCGATGGCGCGCTCGGTTGCGGGTGCGCCTTCGCAGATGAAGCAGATGCTGGGTGCAAGGGGCAACCCCTCGCTTGGATCAAGAACTCTCAGGATTCCTCCTTCGATTGCGGACGATGTTTGCGGCAGTAGAGGGCGCCGCTCGGATGGTGATGGCCGAGGCGCCAGCAACCCGCCGCGTGGCAGTTACGGTGGCGCAAGAACAGACCGATGCCGGTGGCGTAAGCCAGGTCAGAGCCAATGCCCGACCAGAACTGATAGCCGTCGCCGTGAAGCGGATCGAGGACAGTCCGCGTGAAACTGGCTAGTGTCGGAAGGTGTCCCAGTTGCGAACACCCCCGAACGTGTCGGTCTGCTGCCAGTAGCCGTCCTTGTAGAACGAGGCATAGCTATTCGGCGCGAGAGTCAGTGGCTGCCCGACCGCGCGCATGGCGTCATATGGCCCTGCGGCGCCGGGCGTGAACCAGGAGCGGTACACGAAGTCGCTGATCCGCACCGGGCCGAGCCGGAAAGCTTCGCTTTGCACGGGATCGCAGACTTCACGGAAATAGAAGGTGCTGTTCTCTCCGAACTGGCCTATGCCCCAAGACGTGACATCTGCGGCGCTGGCCTCGGGATCGCCCAACATCTCGAACAATTCATGCGTGAAGACGACTCCCCAGGGTAGGCCGGCCTGGACTGCCGTCTGGACGGAGACGAACGCTTCTGGCCGCGAGCCGACGCTTTCGTGGTAGCCGATGGCCTCTGGTACATCGGAGACGTTGTTGAACGTCACTACCCAATCGCGCGCTGTCTTGGGCGCGCCGAAGTAGAGCGCCCCGTTGCAATGCCAAGCCCCGCAGAAGTTGTCGAGCGCCTGCTGGAAATACGGCAAGTCGGCCTGAAGTACGGCGCTGGACAGCTCGGATGTGTTGACGACAGCGATGTTCGGCCCGCCTGGGCCATCCGGGTACGAATCTGCGAAGGCCCCGCCTGCGGTCGCCGCGATGATGGCGACGACCAGGATGAGTCGTTTCAGAAGTCTGCTCCCATTTCCTCGTCGTAAGGTCGATCTCGATTCCCGATGCCGACAATCGAGCGGCGTACCAACTCCTGCATGTCAGAAGCCGGACGGTCGAGCGGGTCGTACAGCGGAGCATCTGCGGAGCGCGGCAGGATCACCCCGGCCACCCCGAGCGCGATCTCCGTGGCGTCGAGGGTGTCGTCGTGCGTGTTCTTGAGGCTGGAGTCGTAGGAGACCCACTCCTCAATGAAGTCCCGGTGGCGGCGATGGATGCGGACGCGGCCGATCTTGAACAGCGGCGCCATCGCCAGGATGCGCTCCTCCTTCTTACCTTTGGAGATCACGGGGACGATGGGCGGCAGGCCGGGGATGCGCATGGCCTGCTGCGCAAGGGCACGCTGATAGGCGTTCGACTCGATCCCGATGAGATCGGGCCGGTACTTCAGATGCCACTCTTGGATCTTCGTGATCTGGTCGGGGAAGGGGATGCGGTCGGCGTAGAGTTCGAGGAGGTACGCCTGCGAACCGTCCTTGGCCACCCCGATCAGGGCCATCGCAAAGCGGTCGGCCTTGTCTGAGAGCGACACTGCCGGGTCGATGCCGATGTACGTGCGGAGGCCGCCGCGGGGGGCGAGCCGGACATCATCCGGGTTCCCGAGCGGAGTCTCGCGGCCGACGACGTAATACTTCAGCCAGTCACCAGACAGTTCTACGCCGGCCATCGCGTCGAAGCTCGCCAGGTATTCCTGACGGAACATGAGCGGGTGGTAATGTGTGCGCGCGTACTCCCACTCCTCGCGGGGGAAGTACGGGTTGTCGATGGACGTGTATTCGACCCGGAACTGGCGCTCGTCGGCCTTGGATTCGTCCGACCAGAACTCGGCGTGAAACCAGTTCTTGCCCTTCGGGGTGGTCGTGGTGATGACGAGTCCGAGACGGTCGGAGAGCGCCGGACGGACAACGAGCCAGGCGTCCTCATTGGTGATGAATGCGGCCTCATCAATCCAGAGAATATCGAGGCCCGCGCCTCGAAGCGATTGCGGATCTTCGGCCGTCTTGAACTCGACCAGCGAGCCGTTCGTGAACTCGATGATCCGCTCGGTCTTGTTGTAGCGGTAGTCCCGATCCTTGACGAGGCCGGCCTGATCCATCGCCTCTAGGAAGGTGAGCAGGCTCGGACGACCAACCTTGTAATCCTTGGCCAAGACCCAGACCCAGAGGGGTCGTTCCTTCTCCGCGCCGTGAGCGTCGAGATGGAACTGGTCAGGATGGAGACAGTAGAACAGGACTTCCCAGGCGGCGCTCATGGTCTTGCCCCCGCGCCGTCCGGCTACGAGATGTCGGAAGCGCGCGAGCTTGCCGTCAGAGCGGGCGCCGTGGAAGGTGGCCTGCCACGCATGCGGGCGGTAGTTGTTCTTGAGGAACCACCAGAACTTGACCGGCAGCGCCTCAACCAGCGTCGGGACGATGTGCTCCGCGAGCCAGTCCGCCCGCTGCGACCCTCCGGCCGCAACGGAGCGGAAGTCCACCTAGTCAGCTACTTCGGTGAGGACGAACGAGCCGGTGTAGACCGTCGATACCGTGGCGCCAGCAACCGCTGCCAGTGCGACATTGTGCGTGCCGTCCAACAGGATCTGCGGGATGCGGAACTCGATGACGGTGGCAACGCCCATGCCGGATGGGAACTTCGTCTGCGCTGCGACGTTATTGAAGCCCAGTTCGACGTTCAGGGCCGCTGTCTCGACGGCTCCGGTAATGGCGAACCAGCCGATGAGTTCGTACCAACCGGCCGGCGGCGGCGAAGCCGTAGTGACAAATGAGGCCCCGGCCCCCGGTGCGGCTGCGGTGCCCGACGCAAAGATCGGAGCCGCTGCATTTGCATAGGGCTCGCCCATTAGTCGTTGCCGTAGTCGAAGTCGCGGTCACAGGGCGGAACGAAGTCCATGCCCCGTGTCGTATTCGCGGCCTCGTACATATCCTTGTCGTAGGATGGCCCACCTGCGGGTGTCGAGGCGTGGGGGTGGCAGTAGCTATCTGCCTCGTTGCCTACGTTGCGTCCCTCGTCAGCGGCGCCCGGACTGCTAAACGACATTGGGGCGCTGCTGTGGTTCTCGCCGGCAGGACTGTCAATGCCGCTCCAGCCGACAGGATCGTAATCAAATGCTTTCTGGCCCATTTACTTCCCCATGACGAACATGCGGGTGACGACCCCGTTCAGGTTCGCGTTGTTCGTGGTTGCTTCTGACAGGACGGCGCCGGAAGATGCGCCTGTATCGAAGGCCTTGAGTGCGCCCGTCGAGGCGGCGAAGTTGAAATCGAAGCCACCGGACGACTCGGGTACGCCGACCGCGAAGAACGTGGTCAGTCCGAACTGACTCGGCGTAAAGACATAGCCCGTACCGTTAGTATAGGCGTTGTCACAAGTGATATCCGCGATGCTATAGCGCAGGTCGCCGCCTGATCCCTGCGCAACAATGCTGACAGTGGCTGCCAAAGTTCTCCTTTACGGGTAGCGGTGGTATGCCGACCCGTTGGAATGGAAGGCCGGGCCGTTTGCGGTGGGGATGGTTTTGGCGCCTTTGACCTTGACGGCGGGAGCGCGCTTGCCAAGTGCGCGGACGGTGGAATCGACCACATGCTGCTGTGCGGTCGTCTGCTTCTGCATCTGTGTCTCCAGACGCTTGATCTCGCGCTGGATCTGGGCGTCGGCGTTGGTCTGCCGCTTGCCCTGTACGGAGCCGAAGACGGCCTGGTTCGCCTGGACGGAGGCCTTACTTGCCACCGCAGCCCATCCCGAACTTCTTGCAGACGGCTGCGCGCACAGCGCCCTCATCTGCGGTGCCTGCCGCGAACCTAAGCGCCGCCTGTGCATGCCCCCGATCAGGAATCGGGTAACTTCCGTGTCCCGGTGCGCGGTTTGGGAACACGAAGTCACGCGGCGAGAGGGCGCGACGAGCACCCAGCGAAAGTCGTGCCATGTATCTCCTCTTAGTGGCCGAAGCCCGTTGCCGTCAGCCAATGTTCGGTCGCAGCAGCCTTGTAAGCGCCAATAGCACCTTCAGCCGCCGTGGTGAGTGTTGCGCTAAAGGTGCCCGTAGCCGTTTCAGACGTTGTGCCGGACAGTTTGTATTCCGCTGCGATATCGGGGCCGGCGGTATTTGTCGGTGTTCCCGAGGCGGTATAGCCCGTGCCTGCCGTGAACGATGACTGTGCTGCGGCCGAACTCCACCCAGCCACAATCAACTCGCCCGATGCGGTCGGACTGATCGGGCCTGCCGTCGCAGCGGTCGTGGCCGACTGCACCGTGGATGTGCCTAGATCGAACCAGCTAGTGGCCGCAATCCCTGAGAACTCCATGATTTTAACGGCGGATGCGAGTGATACGGACTGACCAACTGTGACCTGCGTAGGCGGCGTCGCGCCGATGATCGTTGACGCCAGCAAAATGCCGGTTCGGGCATTAAGCGGATTGACTTTTACATCGTTTTGCCACGCGGAACCCGTGCCGTTATCCGTGACCGCATTTATCGTGGCTGAGGCAGCCGCAGTGACGTAAAGCACCACCAGCAAGTTGCCGGTCGTCCCGGCGGTGATCGTCACGGCCGTTGACAAGGCGGCAGCGTTGTGCTGTGACGCGCGCTGCGCGACGAAGCTGGCCGCCATTAGGCGTAGACGATGCCGAGGGCCAGTAGATCACCCGAGGCGACAGCGCTGTTCGTGGCGGCTGCGTCCGTCGTCATGGCGTAGGCGATGCCCGTGCCAAAGGTCAGACCGACCGGAATTGGCAGGACGATGCCGCCGTTGGAGGGCGGAACCGGCACCGAGAGGATCGGCGTATCCGTACCCACAGTCGGAGCCGAGGCCTTGTTGTAGAGATGGACGTAGCGGAGCGCCGCGTTCGCGTTGGCGACGGAGACGCTGTAGACCACTCCGGCCGAGGCCTTGACCGACGTGGCGTTGGTCGTGGCGGCAGAACTGGCGAGGCGCGAGACACTGGCGGCGCCCCCGGAGGCGTTGCCGGTCGGGGTGGTGAAGATAGCCCGTGCCGCTGCGTCTCCGGTCGGCTGCGTGTTCGTGCCGTCCGTGACCTTGACCGGCCAACCGCCTGATAGCGCGGCAGCCGTACCCTGGTTCGATGTGACCGTGCCGGATACTGGCTGTGTGACCGCCGACCCATCCACCTTGAGTGCGTTGGTGAGGGCGGGCTGGTCGGTCGCCAGGACGACCCGAAGCGTGCCTGCGGACTTGTTACCTGAGTTGGTGTCGGTCGTCGTGCCCGCAAGCTGGGCCACGTTGACGGCCTGGTTCCCGGCAATCGAGACTGGCTGCGTGACCGCAGAGCCATCGACCTTGACGGTGTTGCCGACCGAGACCAGCTCAGCGCTGGGCGCGGCAGAGGCCTGCATGCGGATGTTCGCCGTGCCGGTGCCGCTGATGACGGTACTTAGGCGCGCACGAAAGCTCGTCGCTGCGGCGACATCGAACCGATACAGCGAGGCAACCGGCGCATTCAGGCTCAGCGTGCCCGCGATGGCGGATGTGTCCACCCGGATGCCTGAGATCGCGTACCACGTTGTACCCGCATCGTCGGAAGCCTCGAAGGTGGTGACGCCACCCGACAGCGTGCCGGACGGATTGATCGAGAACAAGACGGTCGAGTAGTCCGTGACCGTCAGGGTGACGGCGGTGTTCAACGCGGTGGCGTTCGTCCACGCGCCTGTCTGCGCTGCTACGACATCGAACTTGACCGGCTGGGGAGCGGCCGACCCATCCACCTTGA